ATCTTGGTATCCTCGCGGTGTGGCCGGCTCCAACCGGCTCCAATACTTGCAATGTATAGTATTAGGTGATGTAGTCAACAGTATTAACGCACTATTATTTGGACAACAAAGTAAAACGTAGAATAGGCAAGTAAAGCAGTGACCGACCGCGAGGTGACGGCAGCCAGGATCGTCTGGCTCGCCGCGCTGATCGCTGCCCTGGCAATCGTGTTCGCAGTCATGATGTTCACGTTCTGAAAAGGCCAACCACCCATGTTGAACCGGGCTTACAGCCTGCTTGAGATCAAGCAGGTCGACGAGAGCGCGCGCATCATCACCGGCATGGCGACGACGCCGACACCGGATCGGCTCGGTGACGTGGTCGAGCCGGATGGCGCGCAGTTCAAACTGCCAATGCCGCTCTTGTGGCAGCACGACTCCACGCAGCCGATCGGTCACGTCACCAAGACCAAGGTGACAAAAGACGGCATAGAGATCATCGCCAAGATCGAGAGCATCGCCGAGCCGGGGCGGCTTAAGGATCGCCTCGACGAGGCTTGGCAGTCGATCAAGGCCGGACTCGTGCGCGGTCTCTCGATCGGGTTTCGGGCGATCGAGCGTTCATTCCTCGAAGACGGCGACGGCATTCGCTTCATCAAATGGGAATGGCTGGAGCTTTCGACCGTGACGATTCCGGCAAATGCCGAGACCACCATCGCCACCATCAAATCGCTCGACACCGCGCAGCGGGCCGTGCTCGGCCAAGAAAGGCTGCACCGTGTCGTTCACCTCAACCCACCCGGTGCCTCGGGACCATCGAAAGCCCAGGAGGGCGCCCCCATGAAGACCATTGCAGAGCAGCTCACTGCTCTTGAAAACAAGCGCGCTGCCAGCGCGGCGCGTATGGACGAGGTGATGCAGAAGACACTCGACGAGGATCGCACCACCAACGCGGAAGAGCAGGACGAATTCGACCGGCTGTCCACCGAGGTCGACGCTATCGATAAGGATCTGGTGCGGCTGCGTAAGATCGAACAGGCGAAGGCGTTCGCAGCCAAGGCGGTGAAGGCGGAGAAGGCCGAGGACGGTGCGGCATCGCGTGGCGGATCGATCATCGTCAAGGCTCAGCCGAAGCTCGAACCTGGTATCGAGTTGGCGCGGCAAGTGAAGGTCAAGATTGTATCGCGCTTGGCAAGCGAGCGTGCCTCAGATGTTGCCGCGGCAATGTATGGCAGCGATAGCGAAGTCGCCGCATTCTACAAAACCGCCGTTCCCGCCGGCACGACCATCACGGGCAACTGGGCGGCCAATCTCATCGGCGCCGAAACAGGAGGAGCGGCGGTTGCGGCGTTTCTGGAATATTTGAGACCGAGAACGATCTTGGGACGTTTCGGGACCAACGGCATTCCGGCACTCCGCGCGGTGCCGTTTCACGTCCCGATCGTTACGCAAACCGGCGCCGGTGCTGGGTACTGGGTGGGGGAATCCAAGGCCAAACCGCTAACCGCGTTTAACTTCACGCGCACGACGCTCGCTCCGCTCAAGGTCGCAAACATCTGCGTCTTGAGTATGGAGAACATCCGCTACAGCAGCCCATCGTCGGATGCCATTGTTCGCGATCAGTTGGCAAAGGCATTGATGGCGCGACTCGATACAGACTTCATCAATCCAAGCAAGACGGCGTCGGCGGGAATATCGCCGGCCTCCGTCACCAACGGTGCGGCAGCAATCGTATCGACGGGCGACGATGCTGATGCCATCCGGCTGGATATTCGCTCGCTGCTTGCCAAGTTCAACGCTGCGAATAACCCGGTTACAAGTGGCGTGTTTGTCATGACATCAGCCTGTGCTCAGGCATTGGCAATGATGGTCAATCCGCTCGGCCAGCAGGAATTTCCCACCATGAGCCCAACCGGCGGGACAGTCTACGGCATGCCGGTGATCGCGAGTGACTATGTGCCTGCGGCGATCGTCGCCTTGATTAACGCCGAGGATGTCTTCCTGGCGGATGACGGCGGCATAGCGGTCGATACTAGCCAGGAGGCTTCGCTCGAAATGTCGGATGCTCCCGCGCATGATTCGAGCACGCCGACCGGGGCTTCGTTGGTCTCGATGTTCCAGACAAACAGCGTCGCCGTGCGAGCAGAACGTATCGTTAACTGGCTTCGTGCTCGATCACAGTCGGTTGCGTATCTGACCAGCGCGGATTGGGGCGGCCCGGTACATACCGCATAAGGACTTGCCAATGAAAATGCGTCGGATGATGGCGACCAAACCCCATAAGTATGGCACGCGGCATTTGACCGCCGGCGAGGAGTACGAGGTGCCGGCCCGGCATGCGCTCGCACTTCTCGCCAGCAAGAAAGCACGCTATGCGGCGGCGACTTCGCATCCTGCCCAGGAACCGCCGCCGCAGCCGCTGGTTCGGGCCAAGCCCGAGCCCGAGTCCGAGCCGGCGGTTGCTGTTGGAGGCATGGAGAGCTTGCGCGCAGAAGCCGAGCGGCTCGGCATCGAAGTCGATAGACGGTGGGGTACAATTCGACTCTTGCAAGAGATCGCGAAGGCGCGTGGCTGATGCGCGTCTTCGGTTTGCCGATCCCGTTCACCGGCGAGAAGCAGAAAGCGTTGAGCTCGATCAACAGCGACCGCGGGTGGGTGCCGATCATCCGCGAGCCGTTCCCCGGCGCCTGGCAACAGAATGTCAGCGTCAATACCGATACAGCGGCGAGCTTTCACGCGGACTTTGCCTGCAAGACCCTGATCGCCCGGGACATCGCCAAGCTGCGCGTCAAACTGGTCGAGAAGGACAAAGACGACATCTGGTCGGAAACGACAAACCCGGCGTTCTCGCCAGTGCTTAGGCGCCCAAACAATTACCAGAGCCGCAACCAATTTTGGGAAAGCTGGCTGCTCTCAAAACTGTCGCGCGGCAATACCTATGTCTTGAAAGAGCGTGACAACCGCATGGTCGTCACCGGCCTGCATGTGCTCGATCCGACGCGGGTGCAGCCGCTGGTGTCCGACGACGGCGAGGTGTTCTATCGGTTGTCCAGCGATAATCTCGCCGGACTTGCGACTGACGTCATCATACCGGCGCGCGAGATCATTCACGACCGCATGAACTGCCTGTTTCATCCCCTGGTCGGCACGCCGCCGGTGTTCGCCTCGGGCCTGTCGTCGATGCTCGGCATCAACGCGCAGAAGGCCAGCGCATTACTATTCGAAAACTCGTCGACACCCGGCGGCATTATCACCGCGCCGGGAGAAATCAACTCCGACGAGCGAGAGCGGTTCAAGACCGAATGGGAAAACAAATTCATGCGCGGCAACAAAGGCCGCGTTGCCGTGCTCGGCGGCGGGCTGAAATATGAAAAGATAACGATGACCAACGTGGAAGGTCAGCTCGTCGAAAATTTAAAATGGTCGGCCGAGGTGGTGTGTTCGGTTTATCATGTGCCGCCGTACAAGGTCGGCGTCGGCGCGCTGCCGAGCTATAATAACGTGCAATCGCTCAACATCGAGTATTATAGCCAGGCTCTGCAGTCGCACATCGAGGAGATTGAGGAGCTGCTCGATTATGCGCTCGGCCTCTCAGGCACAAACCTCGGCACGGAGTTCGATACCGAGGCCCTGCTGCGCATGGATAGCGTGACGCTGGTCACCTCGATCCGCGATGCAGTCGGTGCCGGCGTGATGTCGCCGAACGAAGGCCGCGGCAAGCTCGACCTCAAGCCGGTCAAGGGCGGTGAGTCGCCGTATCTGCAGCAGCAGAATTATTCGCTAGAGGCGCTCGCCAAGCGCGACACGCAAGAAGATCCGTTCGCGCCGAAGACGCCGCCAGCGCTGCCGCCACCTTCGCCTGGATCATCCGAGAGCCCGCCACCGACGCCACCGAAGGAATTAGACGACTCAGCCCTCGCGCAATTGTTCGCTTGGGAGTTGAGAGCCGCGCACCGCGAGCTTGAGACCGCATAATGGATCGCACCGCAATCGCCGCTCTGGCCAAGGGGCTGGTGCCGTTCGTGCGCGATGTCGTGACCGAGGCTCTCGCCCCGCTCGCCGCGCGCGTCGCCGCGCTCGAAGTGCGGCCGGTGGAGAAAGGCGCCCAAGGCGCCCAGGGCGAGCCCGGACCACCGGGGCCGCAAGGCCAAGATGGGCCGCAGGGGCTGCCAGGAGTGGCCGGACCTGAGGGGCCAGCAGGGCCGCCAGGAAGCTCAGGGATGGCCGGTGAGCCCGGACTCCAGGGATTGCCGGGACCGGTCGGCGAACGCGGCCTGCGCGGCCCTGACGGCGAACGGGGGCCGCCTGGCGCGCAAGGTCAGGTCGGCGAGAAAGGCGAACCGGGCCGCGATGGCCGAGACGCCGCCGACCTTGCGCTTCTGCGCAGCTTCATCGCCGAGCAGGTCACGGTAGAGATCGCCGGAATTTTCAAGGCGGCATCCTTCACCTCGCCGGACTTCGGCCGCACGCTGAACGCGACGCTCGGCGGCACCAGTCACGAAATCAAGACCGGCATCCCGATCCATGTCGGTTTATGGAAAGAAAACACAACTTATCTCGCTGGCGACGGCGTCACACATGGCGGACAATTCTTTATTGCGCAGCGTAATACGACGGCCAAGCCGCTCACAAGCGACGCGAGCGATGAATGGCGTCTCGTCGTCCAGCGCGGGCGTGACGGCCGTGACTATCGGCCGGAAGACAAGCGCGCGCTCGAGCCGGTTAAGTTCAAATAAATGCATTCGATCGTCGAAATCCTGGAAGAGGCGACCGACAGCGCCGGGCCAGATCTAATCAGCCTCGACGACCTCAAGCTCGCGCTCGGCATTGCCGACACCGCCGAAGACGCCGCGTTGCAGGCGATGATCACGTTTCAATCACGGCTCATTGCCGAGTATTGCGACCGGCGCTTCGGGCGCGCCGAGGTGCTGGAGACATTCACTTTTGATCCCGGCGAGTGCTTGCCGGTGCGGCAGCCGTTGGCGCTGCGGCTCTATCCGGTGGCGATCGTGCACGAGCTGTCGACCGCAGCCGACTATGAGCTCGATCCGCCGACCGGGCGGCTGTGGCTGCCGAACGGCGGGGCTTGGCAAGGACCAGTCACCGTGACCTATGCGGGCGGCTACGACCTCCCGGAAGAGGCGCCGGCCCGCCTGCAGAGGGCCGTCATCGAGGCAGTCAACGAAAGCCGCACATCCGGTTCGCGCGATCCCAATGTCCGCGAGGTGCAGCACGGCGATACCCGCATTGCCTATTTCACGTCGCCGCTGGCGACCGGATCGTCGGGCTATCTGTCGGCGCCGGTGATCGATCTCATCCGTCCATTCCGGCGGCTGAGTGCTGCTTGAGCGAGGTGGTGCCATGGCGTTGAGCGGGATTCTTCTCGGAGTCATCAACATCGCAATCGTGATCGCCATTCTGCTGCTGATTGGCGCGATCATTCTTTGGCTCTGCTCATGGATGAGCCTCAACGTGCCCACGAATGTACAGCGCGGCTACATCATCGTGGTCGGCCTCATCGGCCTCTACATGCTGGTCGCGCTGTTGCTCGGCATCCCGACGCTGCGCATTGTCGGTGAGTTGCATTAAGACGATGCAATATTGGTCGGTGCCGCACGAATGGCCTGGGGAATGCTGCTACATCATTGCCGGCGGGCCGTCGGTGCTGGCGCACAACCTCGATCAATTGCGCGGCCACCATGTGATCGTCATCAATTCGAGCGTTCACGCGGTGCCGTGGGCGGACTTCCTGTATTTCGGCGACTGGCGATGGTGGAATGAGCCGGAGAACCAGGCGGCGACCGCGAGCTTCGCCGGCCGAGTTGTGACCACCTCTAACATGGTTTGCGAGCCAAACGTCCTGGTCTGCCGCAAGGCCAAGCCGCCGGGATTGTCGCGCGCGCGCGATAGCCTGACGCAGAAATGGACATCACTCACCGCGGCCACCAACCTGGCGGCGCACTTGGTCGGGCCAGGCGGCACGATCGTATGGCTCGGCGCCGACGGGCGACCCACCGCCGATGGTCGCATGTGGCACCACAAGCCGCACCGCTGGCCGCCAAGCCCGCAACGCTACGATCGCCACCGGGCGGACGTTGCCACCATGGTCGAGCCGCTGCGGGCGATGGGCATTGCGTTGCTCAACGCCAGTCCGGACAGTGCCTACGCCGACCTGTGGCCGGTCATCGATTTGCAAGAGACGTTGCGCGAGCGGCTGGTGGCATGATCATCCTGGCATCGACTCTGGACAAGCTGCAGGTGGTCACATCGACCGCCGATGCGGTCGATGTCTATGCCGCGTGGCTCGACAACGCGCCGGGCGCGGTCAGTGTCGGCCGCAGCAATACCGCGATCGCCGCCGCCGCCGTCACCGACGTGGTCAATTCGCCCGCCGCCGGCATCCAGCGCAATGTCCGCAGCTTGCACGTCCGCAACAAGGGTATCGGCACCAACGAGGTCATCGTCCGCCACACCGACGGCATCACCGCGGTCGACCTCTACGCGGAAAGCCTGCCGCCGGATGGGCAACTGCAATACAACGACGGCAATGGGTTTGCTGCGCCGTGATCCTGCTGACCTTGAGCACCGATGCACTCCGCTTGGTGACGGGGCAAGCCGCGGCGATCGATGTGCACGCCTCGTGGATCGACATTCAATCCAACAGCGTGATCCCGGATCGCGCCAATACCAGCATTTCGCTTGCCGGCACGACGACAATCGTGGGCGCGCCGGCGGCCGGCACGCAGCGCAACGTCAAGTACATGTCGGTGCGGAACCGCGACGCGACGCAGACCTGTGACATCACGTTCGAGCATGTGACCGCTGCTGGCACGATCGAGTTGCATCGGGAGCGGGTGTTGCCGGAAGGGCATATCCAGTTCAGCGACGGGCACGGCTTCTCTGGCACCGGCTACGAGGTGAACGAAGTGTTTGCCGAGGTCGGCGGTACGCCGGTCGATGGTCACATCGCGCAATGGGTCGATGACAGGACCATCATCGGCGTCGATCCGGCATCGATCGGCGTGGTGGGGCCGCCGGGACCACAGGGCGATCCAGGGCCGATAGGGCCGCAAGGGTTGCAGGGGCCGCAAGGCGACCCCGGTCCAAAGGGTGACCCTGGTGCAACCGGGACAGCAGGCGCGCAGGGCCCACAGGGTCCGCAGGGCGTGCCTGGAGTACAGGGCCCTAAAGGCGACAAAGGAGACACCGGGGCGACCGGCGCGCAGGGCCCACAAGGGCCGCCTGGCGTAACAACCGCCAACGCGCCGTTGTCGCTGACCGGGACGACGCTGTCGATTGACCTTTCCGCTCAGGTCGCCAAGGCCGGCGACACGATGACGGGCGCGCTGCACATCAGCGATACGACTGCCTCGACCAGCCCGACCACGGGGGCGCTGACGGTGGCGGGTGGGATAGGTGTTGTTGGCAACATCGTGGCCGGAGCGCCCCTGTTTTTCACCAACGGCACGACGCAAAGTCCGGCAATTTCATTCAAGGCTGCGGGGTATGGCGATATCCTCATCGATAGCTATCAAGCCAATCTTCGCATCTACCAGCTCAGCCCCAGTGTCAGCTTGCTCAACCTCAATGGGGCCAATGGCGATCTGCACCTTTACAGTGCCACGGCCTCGACCAGCCCGACCACGGGAGCGCTCACAATCGCAGGCGGGCTTGGTGTTGCCGGCGCCATCGTGGCCGGTGGCCTCGTAACCTTTGGACCCGGTTTTAACGGCCGCGCTGGTGCAGGCGTCGGCGCCCTCTACGATGGTCACGCACATAACTACTATTGGGATGGTGTAGGCGTTCGCCAGTGGGTCGACACTGTCGACATGGGCACCGTCTCGGTGACTTGTGACTACCGCACCAAGAAGGATGTGCAGTCGCTCGACAGCACTTGGGAGGCGATCAAACGCTTGCGGCCAATCAGCTACACGCAGGCCGAATACACACCGCCGGGATCAAGCAAGCCGCTGTTTGTGTCCGACGATATTCTGCGCTGGGGTTTTCTCGCGCACGAGCTTCAGGACGTGCTGGTGCCAAGTGCCGCACACGGTACCAAGGACTCGCCGACTGAAATTCAAACGCCAAATTTGCTCGCGATCGTCGCCGCACTGACAAAGTCATTGCAGGAAGCCATGACGCGCATCGAAGCACTCGAAAAGAGAGGAAAATGAAATGGCGCTGTATCCGTGGCGGTTTCAGGCGGATGTCGCGATTGGCGAGACCGATCCAGTGGTGACGCTGTTTGTCGGCGCAGAGCGGGCCGTGATGGACGACAACGGCGAGCCGACGGGCGCGACATTCGTCCAGCAAGACACCACCAAGCCGGTACAGCTACGGCTCACCGAATTGGGTCCGGTGCTCGCCGACCCCGGCCTGATAGCGGGGTTACGACAAACCAATGTGACCAAAAGGTTAGGTCAGCGATAAGCGATGCCGGTCGATTACGGCGCACTGCTTTACGATCCGGTCTATGCGGAGATCGGCGTGCCGGCGACGCTCACCTTAGCCGACGGCAACGTGGCCGTCGTTTATGAGCCCCAATACATCAAGCAGGGCTGGTTCGACGACCAGGCAACACCACCCGGCTGGTTTGATGAAGAGCTGCAGGGGCGAGGATCGTCTCAGGTCGAGATCACCGTTATCGACGACACGCGGCCGAAGGTGCTGCCGATCAGCAATGCGGTACAATCATCCACGTCTGCGGATGTGCGTACCGTCGGCCCCGGCGCCTTCGCGCGCATCTACGAGCTCGACGGGAAGGGCATCACGCGCGACCTCTACATGGATGCGACGCTGACCTTCAACGGCCGGACTTGGACTGTGCGCTCATACGAGCTCCGCGGCAGCCCGAACGGTGAAGACCTGGGCGAGGTAAGGTTTCTGCTGAAAGCGTCCGCGCTGCCGTGATCGACGTCCGCGAGAATATCCTGGTGCGGCTGCTCGAGGTGGTCGCCAGCATTCCCAACATCCGCTCGGCGCAGCGCAACAGCGTCGACATTCCAGAAGATCAGCTGCCGGCGGCGATCGTGTTCGACGGCGATGAGGAAACTCAAGGCGCACTCGATCACCTGGAACGGCAATCTTCTTCGCCGGTCGTCATGCATATGCAGCCCGAGATCGTCATCGCGCAGCAGGCCGACGAGGTCGGATCGGAACTAACGACCTTGCGGCGCGAGTTGGTCCGGCGGGTGCTGACTGACACCGTGCTGAATGAAGAGATCGTCAAGACCTGGCGGAACGGCAACGGGGCGATCCGGTATCTCGGCTGCCAGACCGACCTCGGCTGGGGCCGCTCGCTGCAAGGCGCGCTACGCGCTCAGTTCCTGTTCAGATACTCACTCAAAATAGAGGAGCTATAAGGCCATGCCCGCTTCACCGAGCATCAAAAACTATCACATCGGCAAAGGTATCGTGTCGTTCATGGAGGACGGGAGCTCGACCTTTCTCGATCTCGGCAACGCGCCGAGCTTTGTTTGGACGCCGACGATCGAGAAGAAGGAGCACTTCAGCTCGCGCGAGGGTGTCAAGGTAAAGGACTTCACCGCGATTACTCAGACGGGCGCCACTATCAAAATCACGCTCGATGAGATCAACGGAGAGAACCTCGCCATCTTCACGCTCGGCGAGAAGGGCACCGACACCGATGGCAACATCACCATTGCGGCCTTCAAGAAGACCGAGGTCGCCGGCGTGTTCAAGGTTGTCGGCATCAACGACATCGGCCAGCAGGTCGATTACATCGGTCGTGCCTCAGTCAATCCGTCCGGCGATTTCAGCTTCATCACCGACGCTGACGATTTCACGACTCTGGAAATCGAGGCCGAGGTGCAGAAGGGCGACGCCGGCGACTTCGGTGTCTTCACCATCCGCGACGAAGTGGCAACGGCATAAGGATGAACCATGGCTGACTTATTGGATATCGCACCGTCAACGGCCTGTGAGGCCGTTTGGATCGACGGAAATCGGATCATCGTTCGCGGCGTTTCTGGTCCCGCGCTCGCGTCACTCGTTGCCAAGTTCCCGGAACTGAGATCGCTGGTCAACGGCATTGGCGACAACATCGTGCCGCGCCTGATTGAGTTTTGCGGCGCGGCGATCGGGCCGATCATCGCCGCAGGCTGCGGCCACCTCGGTGAAGAGGCTTGTGAGCAGCACGCGGCGCAACTTTTGCCCGAGCATCAATTGAAATTTCTCAAGGCAATTTTTTGGCTCACATTCCCAAACGGGATCGGCTCCTTCCTCGCGGCGCTAACCAGCCTCGTCGGCGGGACGGGCGAAGGGGCAAAAATCAAGATGCGCTTGAGGAAATCGCCGTCGCCATCACACTCCTCGTTCGACGCGGATTCCCGCCCGACTTTGCAATGAACCTGACACCGCGGCAGATCGCGGCCTGGCTGGAGTTCAGCGAGAAGCTCGACCGCACCGAGCGCGCCAACGACTTGGCTATCATGGCTACCGGCGCACAGGGCGACCAGAAGGCTATCGAGAAGGCGATCAAGGAATTGGGCGGGTGAGGTCTCCGTTCAGCAGTTGCTTAAATACTTCGCGCCGGATGTATTCCTGCTGAAGATTACGCGCCCAGGCTAGACAGAGGATCACGACCATCGCCACTTCCGTCCCCCACAGTGCCGGATCGGATGTGATCGGAAAAATCTTGGAAATGATGACGATCGCCGGGGCGGCACCGAAAGTGCCACACATGATCGCTGCGCGCAGGAAAAGTCGGGTGCTCAGTTTCATGCGAGAATTTTACATGCCTTTTGGCGGGGACCGTCTAGGCATTTCGTGCCAGCCAGTTGCTTATTCGTGCCAATCTGACCCATGAGGCTCGTTTTCTCGGCGCAGGAGGGGGCCTTGGAGCGGCTGCTGCAGGATATCGAGCGGCAGATCACCGAGGCCGAGGCTGGCGCCGTGCAGGACGCTGCCGACCTGGCGGTTACGGAAGGCCGCGCCAATATCGCGTCGGCTGGGTTTCCCCGGCGATGGCAGGCGGCGCTGGACTCAAAGTTCTTCCCGAACAAGGACACCGGCAACCCGGCCGCCCTGATTTTTGATCGCATCCCATTCGCGGGAGTGTTCGAGCGTGGGGCCAGGATCGGCGGGCGGCCGCTGCTGTGGCTGCCGATCGAGCAGAACCTGCCGGTGGGCATCCATTCGCCGCGCGCCTATGGGCATCGGCTCGTGTCGGTCAATGTCGCTGGCAAGCCGCCGCTGCTGTTCGATGCCGCCAAGCGCGAGCTCGGGCCATTGTTCGTCGGCGTGCGCCAGGTCAACATCCGCAAGCGTTTTGATCTCTATCGGATCTTCGCGCGGGCAGCGGCACGGATGCAGGAATTCTACGAAAACCGGATCAAGAGCTAATGGCAGGCAAGACGATAAGTCAGCGCATCGCGCTTGAGGGCGGCGATGACATCAAGAAGAAGCTCGAGGAGCTTGGCGCGGCCGGCGAGAAGTCGTTCAAGCAGATCGCGGACGCGGCCCAGAAGGCCAAGGTCGATCCGCAGCAGTATGTGCAAACGCAGCAAGCGCTCAACCAGTTGGTGACCACGGGATCGCAGCTGGCCAATCAGTTTCTGCAGCTCGCGCAGGCCGTGACGGCATTCGGGGGCCAGGGCGCGCAGGCGACCGCAGCCGTCGCGACCGGGCTGAATGCGGCCAATGCGGCGGCGCAGCAGACCGGCGCAACAATGCAGCAGGCCGGTCAGCGAATAGCTAGCGCCGGACAAGGGGCCGGGGAGTCGCTGATCTCGACTGCCAACAAATGGCGGCTTGCTGCCGCCGGCATCGTCGTAGCGATTGGTGCCATCGTCACGGCTCTGACCAAGGGCGCGGTTGAAACGGGAGCCAAGATTGCCGAGCAGGCCGAGAAGCTGAAGCTGAGCACGGAGCAATGGGTCGCGCTGCGCCATGCGATAGCTGCGGCCGGCGGATCATTTGACGATTTTATCAAGGGGGCGGGTAAGACCGTCGGCCTCATCCAGAAAATGAAGGATGAGATTGCGAAGGTATCGACAACCTTCAAGGTCATGGGCGAGGACGGCAAGGCAATCGATGTCACCGTCACGCCGATGAACAAGCTCACGGCAGAGACCGCTCAAGCGGTGACGGCGTTTCGATCGCTCGGTGTGCAGATGAAGACGCTGCAAAGCGGCGACACGCTGAAAATCCTGACCGAGACTGCGGCGATCATCAACAGCATGCCGGACGGGCTGAAGAAATCGGCCGCCGGGGTGCAATTCTTTGGCGATAGCTGGAAGGACGTTATCAAGGCTCTGCTCGCTGCGAAGACGGCGACGGTCGACTCCGAAGAGGCGATGCGGAAGAAGTCGCGCGAGTTGACTGCCGACCAGGTCGACACCGCCAAGAAAGTCAAGGACGCATGGGCTGACCTGAGCGCTGCGATCCGTGCCACCAGGGACCAGATCGGCGCGCTGTTTGCTCCTGGCGAGTTGGCAAAGGTCCAATGGCTGACGCAACTCGTCGACGGCTCACGCGAATTGCTGAAAACATGGCTAGGGCTGAGCCAGGTCGGCCGCGTGGCCTTTCTCGAAAATATCGGTGACACGCCGGTAACGACCGCGTTCAAAATCCTGGCCGCGATCAGCGAGCAACTGGCAGGCATCTGGAGAGATGTCCTGGTCCCGGCCGGCGCGAAACTGATGGACATGGTTAGGAATATCGCCAGCAGTTTTGAGGGTGTAACGACGGCACAGGTGATTGCGGGGTTCATCACGCTGACGGCTGCCGCTGTTGCGCTGGCGGTCGCGTTCAAGGGCATTGCCTTTGTATTCTCGCCGATCACGGCGGTGATTTCGCTGCTCGCGTCGTTCGGGCCGATATTGATTCCGCTGATCGCGTTGGTGGTGCTGTTCTGGGATCAGATCAAGGCTGGCGCGCAAGCCGTCGTCGGGATGATTCCCGGATCGATAGAGAAACTCAAACAGGCATTCGGAGCATTGTTGCAAGGCGACTTTGCCGGCGCTTGGGAATTGTTCAGCACGGCCGCTGTTGAAGCGTTCGACAAGATCAAAGCTATCGTTATTCAAACATTCAACGACATCAGAAAGGAGGGAGAGGGCGTATTCGCGGACCTCATTCGAATGATCGCCGGCGACCAAATCAAAACGCCGTGGCTGGCGGAATTGGTCAAAAACATCAAGGAAATTGGCGTGGAGTTGCCGGGCACGCTCGCACTCATCGTTACTGCTCTTATCGCTGTGCGCAGCGCTGCGGTTGTTCTGGCGCCTATTCTCAGCCGCATATTCGGGGCGGAAGTGTCCGGCACGGGAGCTATTTTGCTGGGAATCCTCGGACAGATGAGCGGGGCATTCCAGCTATTGGCATCGTTGGCAACGATCGTTGCGGGATACTTCACAGTTCTGGCTGCTGTCGTTGGCGCACTCGCTGCGACGCTTGGCGCTTTTGCTGCGGGAGTAGCTCTTGTCATCGGGTTGTTCCCAATTCTCGCTGCCGCAATCTTCCTGTTCCGCGATCAGATCATTGGCGCCTTTGTCGCGGTGGGTGATGCTTTGAACAGCGCGGCCACCGCGTTCGCCCGGGTCATTGCGGCCTGGGTCACGACGCCGGTCGCCAATGCCTGGCAGTGGATTGTCGATACGTTCAACAGCGTCGTGGAGACGCTCAAAGGCTGGGTCAACACCGCCACGCAGTTCATCACGGCTTGGGTCACGACGCCGGTTGCCAACGCCTGGCAATGGATCAAGGACGCCTTTCAATCGGTGCTGGACTGGATTGCCGAGAAGTGGGCGGCGTTCAAGCAGAGCATCGGCTTTGGCGGCGGCGCGCCCGCGCCTGCTGGCGGTGGTGGCAGCGGCTTTGCGGCCGGCGGCCTGCTCGGCGGCCGGGGCAGCGGCACCAGCGATTCGAATTTGGCCTGGGTGTCTCGCGGTGAGTTCATCACTCCGGCGCGCGCCGTGGCGCAGCCTGGCGTCTTGGCGTTCCTGGAAGCCTTGCGGTTGTCCGGCGGCAATCTGCGCGACGTGCTCGACGGCATGGGGCGGTTTGCGCTCGGCGGCCTGGTGGCGCCGACGCTCCCGGCCGCAGGCTTCGCTGGTGGTGGGATGAGCCATGTGACCATCCAGTTTCCCGGCCTGCCGGAAATCACCGGCCTGCGCGCGTCGTCTGCGGTGGTCGATGAGTTGCGCCAAGCGGCGGCGATGGCGCAGGTGCGCTCCGGCGGGCGCAAGCCGAGCCGGTATTCTTGATGCCTGCCTATACGCTGCTCGCGATCGACGGCGTGGACTTCTCGCAATACGCCGTGCGCGGCATCACGATGACCTTGGCGCCGATCGACCAGGCAAAGGCTTTGGCGCGCGATTGCCGCGGCGCGCTGGCCGACATTTCGCTGGCGCAGTTCAGGCAGTACAAGGTCACCATCACGTGCACGGACCACGAGGCGCCCGAGCTCACCGACGTGTGGCCGGGGACGGATATCACCATCACCTGCATTCCCGGGCTCGGCGCCGCCAACACGACTGGTGACGTGCTGACCATCCTCGCCAAGGTCACGGCCTGGAACACCTCGCGCGATGAATGGGCGGCCGAGGTGGCGTGGACGCTCGAGGCCGAGCAACGGGTGGTCGCCTGATGCCTGCCGGCCTGCCGTATTTCGCCTGGATTGACGCGACCGAGACGACGTTTGCGCCCGAGCACATGCGCTGGGACGAGGATGTGTTCTCGTTCTCGCTCAAGCAGGACGAGGGTGACCCGGCATCATTGACCTTGGTCGTTCGCCGCCCGCGCAACGTGGCCGGCGATCCGATCGGCCTGCTCGGCCCCGGCCGCAAGATCTGGTGCTGGTTCGCGTTCGACTGCGGGCCGGATCTGATCAGATTCCGCGGGCGGCTCGTCGGCGTCCCGACCAGCATCTTCGATGAACGCGTGACGCTGGAATTCGTCGCGCGGCCGATCGACCTGGTGGCGCAGAAGGAGACCTTGGCCGAGACGCTGCGGGTGCTGCCGTATTACGACGAGGTCGTGATCGACCCGGCGCGGCGCACCGACCCGGAGGTCGTGCTCGAAGGCTATAGTGCGATCTGGCATTACGATCGCGAGACCCACGTTCTGACCGTCTCGGACGAGATCACCGGCGAGGACGGCCTGGTCGAGTTCGACGGCGCCAGCGAAGACGGCAAGGTGCTGTACGACGGCCTCGGGCTCACGTTGACCAGCGGGCCGTTGGCGCGCGTCGACGTCAACGCCGAATATACCTGGACTCAACTGGCGCAGGGCAACGTCGACCTGACCGAATACCTCATAAAGAACGGGCCAAGCCAATATGCGATCCGCGGCGCGATCGCGTCATATACGCTGACGGCCGACAGTTGGCCGAAGAACGGTGCCGGGATTGGAGATGGATGGACCGTTGCGGAAGGGAAATGCTACGAGGCTTACGATCTCACGCCCATCAGTTACAGCAGCTCTGGCGAAGCAATTACCAAGTGGCCGGACGGCGGCGTGGTCACAGTCAAGCGGAGCCAATCGAGGAGCGGCGTGCCTTTCAAGCCGCCGGGGTCTGTCCTTTTCGGAACCTCCCTTCACCACGACATCAAGACTGCGTACGCCAAGGACGGCGACGGGAACTCTTACGTCTCGTCATTCAGCGACGATTATTCGCAAACCGGCGGTTTTGTGCCACTGCATCACATCTTCCCGACGTTGGTTGCGGGATACAAGGCCGGGCGCCAATGCACCGAGCGGGTGTCGTTTTCATTGTTTGCCGATGTGCAGCCGGTCTTGACCGACCCCGAGGATGGCGAGGCGCTGCGTATCGATGACATCAAATCGGTCAACCTGAGCGAAACAATTGGTGAAGGCACCGACGCTTATGTTCCGATCGGCGATCCGCGGCGGCGCTCCTACATTGCGACCGATCGCGGCAATCGCAGCCTCGAGCATTTGATCGCGCTGGCGCGCGCGCATCTGCTGAAGCAGGCGCGGGTGGTAGAGATCGCATTGGCTCCGAAGCTCGCGCGCATGCCGGAAATCACGTTGCGCAAGAACGCGTTTCTGGTCGAACCACGCGTCGGCGAAGCATTGGGCAAGATCATCGGCTATTCGCTGGCATTGGACGGCTCGGACGGCCGCGTCAAATGCGAGGTCCGCATCGGATGCACCATCGGCCGCGGCGGCTCGGCGGTGGCTGCCGGTGGGGATCCGACCTATTGCGAGATCGCCTATGCCGGCGCCGACTATCAGCAATTCACGGGCAGGATGGTCCTGTTCGACTCCTCGGTTGCCTATCAGCCGCCGTCCGCGAACCCGAACGACGATGGCATCGATTTCCTGTCAAACCTCACTGCAGACGATGTGATCGATATTCCGCTCGTCGTCCAAAATCCGCCGGAAGAGCAGGTGTTATATATCTCGGGGGCCGGGCAATGGGAGCAATCCGTAAACACGGACCTCGACGAGGCGGCGGCGGCTTTTGCGGCGGCATCCAGCGGCGCCAACCAGGTGCTCCAACAACATGAGACGAAACTGATCTTCAAGCTCAAAAGCATGTCGCGGCAGTTCACAAGCGATTACGAGCTGCAAGTCACCGACCTGAAGATCCCGACCGGCTACAATCTGGAAGCTGTGTGATGGCTGGATTTGAGGTCGTCGTCCGGCCGGCAGTTTTGCCGAATATCCGGCCAGCACCGCCGAGGGTGCTCGCGCCCGCGGACGATCCGGAACAGGGCAAAGCAGAAATTGGCGGCGGCGGCCTCAGCACCATCAGCGAGTCGTACAGCTACAGCTCAAGCGTATCGCGAAACAAGCCGACCGAGGTCAAACGCCGCGTCGACGTAACGAGGATCTATCAAAAGGGCAATACAAGTAGCCTTCCGCCGCCAGCACCCGGCGGCCGTCAAGGGGACAATACAAGTGGCGCAGTCAACAAGAAAAACTTCGTCGACGTGGAAGTTGCCAACAAGATCTGGATGACGGGCAGGGACGATGAGACCTATTATTATGAAAGGATCAAAGCGGCCGACAACATTGAAATCATGCGCAAGGATGTAATCAAGACGGGTGGCGAGGAAGTTTAATGACGATCGTCTACGTTACCACCGGGGCCTGGGGTACCGGCACCGGCACGCCGAACGCGGCGGCGCAGGTCGATGGTAACTTTTACGACGTCGATCAGCGCATCGCCGGCTTGAACGCCGATCTGGCGGAAGGCAAGCGCATCGACACCGTCACCTACACGTCGAGTTCAATGACGTTCCATTACACCGATGGGACGACACAGACCATTCCGCTGCCGATCGCCACCATGGAGTATGCCGGCGATTGGCTCAATAGTACGCCGTATCATCGCGGCAGCATCATCACCGCCGGTGGCGTCGGCATATTCCAGGTGCTCGTCGACCATGTGACGCCGCCACCGCCTGCGGTTTTCGATCCGAGCGCCACGGACGGCACCACCGACGCGAACCCGCTTTATGCTTTGTGGATGCCGTTGCGTGACGTGAACTATGACGCAGCGATTTTCGTGCCGGGGTCGGTGCAGCGCACGGCGGGCGAGCTGCTGTTTCAAGGCGTCGCCAACCGGACGATGCGGCTCAATGCCGGAACTGACGGCGCCTTTGCCTATCTCGATGTCGGTATCGCCGCGGGAACCAGCGTCGTCCTGTCCATACAAAAGAACCGCGTCGAGATCGGCACCATCACGTTTGCGGTCGGCGGTCTCGATGCCGGCGGCGGGAAGGCCGGGACGTTCAACATTCCGGCGCTGGTGGATTTTGCGGAGAGCGACAGCTACGCCGTCCGTGTCACGCAATCCGACAACGCCGCGCCGTCCGGCCTGTCGGTGACGCTGCCGTTCCTGCGCACGGACATCTGATTCCGAAGGAATCCGTTTTGCATGCCGTTTGCACAGGACATCCTGACGCGCATCTACAATGTGCAGTGGGGCGAGGCGCTCGAGCAGGGGTTGGTCGCCGATTATCCGATGGCGACTGGTGGTCCTGCTCCTGTGGGGGCGCCCGTTGCCCTTGCACTTGACACCGGCCAAACGTTCCTCGGCGTGAACATGGGTGCGTCGGGGCTGGGGTATACGGTGCTCACATCAGGGCTGATCTGCTTCGGAACGCCAAGAGAAGGCGATGCCTGTTTCATGGCCTGTC